AAAAATGCCTGTTCGAAACTCTAGTAAAACAAACGTAACCAGAGGACGTACACCCTCTTTTGATTAAGAACAAGGTGCTACAGAGTCTGGCTACATGATTCACAACTTAGGAGATTAATAAAATGACTACTAAACTAATTACTGGTATCACTCCTTCTCGTGTTCGTGGTAACTCGCCTCAGAGCAGTGGTGCAACTTCGTACCCAATCGCTTCTGGTGCTGGTGCAATGTATACAGGCACTCCTGTACGCTTGTCTGGCGGCTCGCTGGTTCCACTCGTTACTTCGACTGAAATGCCTATTGGTACATTCCAAGGCTGCAGTTACGTAGCAGACGGGGAGCAATACTTTAAACCTTACTACTCTGGCGTATCGGCTTCCGATATTGTCGGTTTGGTAAACGACGACCCAAATCAAACCTATATCATTAGCTCGGACACAACCGTTGCTGCTGGTATCGTTGGTAAAAACGTAGCAGCTTCGAATATTGCTGCTGGTTCTACCTTCACTGGTCGTTCCACAATCACGGCTCTAACCACTGCAGGTAGTGTCGGAACTTCGGCTGCTGGCCTGTTCCGTGTTATCGGCGTTGTCGATGAGCCAGGTAACGCTGTTGGCGACCCATATACTCGTTTGGAAGTCCAAATGGGTGCTGTTAGCCAACAGAACTTCATTAACGTACTGGTAACTACACCAGTTACGGTAACCAACTAAGGGAGATAATTAGAAATGGCTATTAATAGAGGAAGTATTTCCAAAGAGCTACTCCCAGGTCTGAACGCTGTATTTGGCGTTGAGTATGGAGAAGTATCCGATGAACACGCACCGTTGTTTGATGTTGAAAATTCAGACCGTGCATTTGAAGAAGAAGTTCTTTTCACTGGCTTCGGCACTGCACCTGTAAAAGGTGAAGGCGCTGCTGTGTCTTATGATGACGCTCAAGAAAGCTACACTGCTCGTTACACACACGAGACTGTTGCTCTTGGCTTCGCCATCACAGAAGAAGCAATGGAAGACAACTTGTATGACACATTTGCTAAACTACGTGCCAAAGGTCTGGCCCGTGCAATGGCAAACACCAAACAAGTAAAAGCTGCTGATGTATTCAACAACGGCTTTAACGCTGCTTATGCAGGTGGTGACGGGGACGCATTGTTCTCGGCTTCGCACGCAACGATTGGCGATGGCGACCAAAGCAACTTGCTGGCCGCTGCTGACCTTTCGGAAGCATCGCTTGAGACTGCTTTGATTAGCATCTCGAAAATCAAAGATGACCGTGGTATCCTGATTGGTGCGCAAGCCGAAAGCCTGCACATTCCTTCGGACCTCGCATTCACTGCAGACCAGATTCTGAACTCTGCTTTGTCCACCACAATCGTTTCCGATTCGGGTGTAACAAATACGAATGACATCAACAGCATCCGTAACCAAGGACTTGTCCCTGGCGGCTTCTACGTGAACCGTAGATTCACCGATACGAATGCTTTCTTCATCAAGACTGATTGCCCGAATGGTGCGAAAATGTTCGTACGTTCGCCGCTTCAGACTAAGATGGAACCAGACTTCGACACTGGTAACCTTCGCTTTAAAGCTCGTGAGCGTTATAGCTTTGGTTGGTCAGACTGGAGAGGGCTTCAGACTAAGATGGAACCAGACTTCGACACTGGTAACCTTCGCTTTAAAGCTCGTGAGCGTTATAGCTTTGGTTGGTCAGACTGGAGAGGTTTCTTCGGTAACGCTGGTGCCTAGTCACTAGTCTACTGATAGACTAAAAAATAGAAGGGCGTGGGAGTTGTATCCTGCGCCCTTTTTTAGTATAATAGGCACATCGAAGTTTATTATACAGGAGCAAATCATGTCGGCAAATCTTAGGGTAGCATATGTTACTTGCAATACTACACTGGTTAATACCGCTGTAGACACAGTTAGCGGTGTAGCGCTAAAAGGCACACGCATTAGAGGCGTCCATGCACAGGGTGTAGGTGAGTTTACTATCACTGGCACATCCGTAGATGCTTTTGGAAACTCAAATGGCGGTATCATTAAATTTACCAATACAACTAGTTCAGATGTAACAGAAGCTTACCTTACAGACACAGGTGTCCGTATGGGTGGTACTGTTATTGTGCAATGTCCTACAGCAGGTTCAACGGTAACAATTTATTATGGCTAATTACACATACCTTGTAAACGATATTATTGAAGCGTCTGAGAATGATGGCACTGAATTTATTGCCTATATTCCTAAGATGGTTAATCGTGTCGAAGATAGAATGATAAAAGCCCTAGATGACTACGGGCTTGTAACTGTTACGTCAGTTGCCCTTTCTGCAGGTAAAAATACATTTGAACTACCTACAGGAGCAAAGGTTATTAAGAATATTCACCTTAAAGACGCAGGCACTAAGATTGCTTTGCTTCAAAGAACAGACGAATTTATTAATGACTACTGGCCTGTAAGTGCCAGCACAGGAACTCCTAAGTATTATGCCAGAAAGACCAACAGTCAAATTTTGTTTGCTCCTACTGCAAGCGCTACTTATGGTGGCTCTATTGTGTACACAGTTAAACCAGCTGCCTTAACCAGCGCTAATCAAAATAACTATTTCTCAGACGAATGCTATGATGCTTTATTTTATGGCTGCATGGTTGAGGCCACAAACTTTATGAAAAACTTTTCTGTTACTCCTGTGTATCAAGAACAACATAAAAATGCAATGGACTTACTGAGAAACCAAGCTAGAAGAACACGCCGTGATGACATGGAAGACAATGCTTCCCCAGCAGGTGGTGACAATACATTAACTCCAGGAGGAAACTAAATGGCAGTGGTTAAGACAGGTGCTGATGCAATTAGAGCAGCATTAAAAAGTGGTACAACAGCAGCAGCCGTAAAAAAGTTTGGTAAGCGTCCTGTTTATCAGGTGCTTCGCCGTGACCAAGCAGCTAAAGATAAAGCAGTTAAGGCTAAAGCAGGTGCAATGCCTAGCATTAAAAAAGAAAAAATGTCTAAAGAAGCTAAAGCCAAGGCAGCTTATGAGCGCTCCAAAAAGAAAGCAGAGAAGCTAAAAGAGGTTAAGTCAAAAAAACCAGTTAAGGTTAAAAGAGTTAAAGGCCCTGCTACACAAAGAATGTTGGACGACGAGATGAAAAGAGAGCTTAAGGGAGAAACTGTTAAAGCTCGTCGTGACCGCATTAAGAAAGCTTCTAATCCCAAGAAAAGACGTAAGGCCGCACAGTTAACCGAAGGTCGTGAAACTTCTGCAGACTTTGAAGCACGTATGTCTCGTGAGGCTCGTCAAGGGGGCGTCTCTGATGTAGGTAAAAAGAAAGCCAATCGTGGCTCAAGCTCTGACCCTTTATATGAATACGAAGCTGGTCAAGCTTCTTCTTTTCTTCGTGGTAAAGACAAGCCGTTTATGGACGAATACGAAAAAGAACTAACTGAATTAATTAATAGAAACAAAGGTGGCTCAGTGCGTGGCGTAGGTTGTGCTAAAAGAGGCTACGGCAAAGCAATGACAAAGGGAAAAAAATAACATGGCTGGTTCAATAGGTAAAGAAGGTTTAAAATTAATTAATAAGTTTGTAAAGGGAACTCCAAAGGGTAAGTCTCCTAACTATGGTAAACTTAAAGCAGAGCTTATTAGAAAAAGAAGAGAGAAAGAGGCAAGTAATGCTGAAAAAGAAGCACTGTCTATTCTTCAAAAAAATGACGAGAGGGCTACGATGCAACAGAAGGCACGCCAGTCTGCCTCAAGTCGTAAGAGGCCTGTAAGCTTAGCAGGCCCTAAAGAGTTTGGCGGTAAAGGTAAGTCTAAGCTTCAAGAAGGTTTAGAGTCTGTGGAAAAAACAAAAAGCCCAGAAGTAAAAAAGACAGTTAGCAAACCTATGTCTGCTGCTAAAAAGAAAAGAGTAGAAAAAGCACGTAAAAAAGGTTCTGGCGCTTTGATGCGTGAAGGTCTTTCTGATGTTAAAGCTTACGGTGGCAAGGTTAAAAAAAATATGGGTGGTAAAGTAGGCAAGCCTAAAGGTGTAGGCTGTGCAACCCGTGGGTATGGAAAGGCAATGAAGTAATGAAAGAAGTACCAAAGAATAATAAGGGTCTTTCCAAGCTTCCTACTGCTGTTCGTAATAGTATGGGATACTTTCAAGATGGTGGACCTGTAACGGAAACTATTGGTGCTAGTTCATCAGGAGGAACCCGTGGTACAAAAGAACAAGGTATGAGAGCTTACGACTACCAACAAGAAATTAAAAAAGAACACGAAGAGCGTATGAAATATATTGAAGAACAGCTTTCAGATAACCGTGGTGGTAAAAGAAAGTAATGTCTGATGCTAAGTACACAAAGCCAGAACTCCGCAAACGAATTGTTGCTCGCATTAAAGCGGGTAGCAAGGGCGGGGCAGCAGGTCAGTGGTCAGCACGTAAAGCTCAGTTAGTCGCAGCTGCTTATAAGAAAGCAGGCGGTGGCTACAGGGGCGGTAAAGGAAAGAAACAAAAGTCATTAAGCAAATGGACAAAAGAAGAATGGGGAACCAAGAGTGGTAAGCCAAGTACGCAGGGGGCGAAGGCCACAGGTGAAAGGTACTTACCAAAAAAGGCGAGGGCTAAACTCACAAAAGCAGAGTATGAGAAGACTACGGCAGCTAAAAGAAAAGGACGAGCAGAAGGAAAACAGTTCGTTAAGCAGCCTAAAGCTATAGCTAAGAAAACAGCTAAAGTAAGAAATGCTGCAAAAGGCGGTTCCATCTCAGGACATAATAGGTTATACTAAGGCATGGCATTAACAGATTCAGAGAAAAATAGATTAAAGAAACTTGGCCTCAAGGGTTTAAACAAACCTAAGATGACGCCAAGCCATCCAACTAAAAAGGCCGTAGTGGCCGTAAGGGAAGATAATGGAAAACTTAAAACAATACGTTTCGGCGCTCAAGGAATGGGCCACAACTACAGCAAAGAAGCTCGTTCAAACTTTAAAGCAAGGCATGGAAAGAACATTGCTAGAGGCAAGACTTCAGCTGCTTACTGGGCTGACAAAGTCTTTTGGGCTGGTAAGGGTAAAAGTACTAAGCGTCCTCCTTCGAGTCAAAAACAGACTTTCGGTCTTGGTAGCAAGAACAGAAAGAAAACTTAAGGATGGCGATAAGTAGGTCTGCGGTCAGTCAGCAAGTAAGCAAGCCTGGAAGAAAGGTAGGTGGTCGCAAAAGAAACTCTACTGGTTCTGCTAGTCCAAGAGGCACAGACCAGACAGCTGGCTTAAAGGCTGACCGCAAACAATCTGGTCATAACAGACTATACTAAAGGAGAACATGGATGGCAACGTCAGGTACATATACCTTTTCAATGGATATTGACGAAGTAATTGAAGAAGCACTGGAAATGATTGGAGGTGAGGCTACGCTTGGTAACGAGCCTAAGTCTGCTCGTCGTTCTATTAACCTGCTTCTACAAGACTGGCAGAACCGTGGCATTCAGTTGTGGACAATTGGCACCACCGCTGTTACCGTTGCAACCAGCGTTACCTCCTATGTATTGGGAGAAGAGAACATTGACGTTCTAGAAGCTGTAGTTAACCGTGACAACATCGACCTGCAGCTAGAACGCATCAGCATGGAAGAGTACCTTAAAGTCCCTCGTAAAGGGCAGACAGGGCGCCCTACGCAGTTTGCTGTACGCAGAGAGCGTGACCAGTCTCGTGTCTTCCTGTGGCCTATCCCAGAGAATAGCACAGATGCAATTAAGTTTGAAACTGTAAAGTATTTCCAAGATGTATCCAAGTCTTCTCAGACTGCTGACATCTCTCGTAGGTTCTATCCTTGCTTAACTGCAGGCACTGCCTACTTCATGTCAATGAAACGTCCAGGTGTAGATGCAGGTCGCATCCAGATGATTAAGGGCGAGTATGAAGATAGACTTATGAGAGCGCAGGAAGAGGATAAAGAACGTGCCAGCATGTACATTCTTCCTCGTCTGAGGTAGTAACATGGGTGCAACTAAAGCATTAGGTCTTTGTGACATCTGTGGCTTCAGATACGAGCTAAGAACTTTAAAGAAGAATAGTTATGGGATGATGGTTTGCACAGCTGATTACGAAGGTAGGTTCGACCAGAAGAATCATCCACAAAATAGAATTGCTAGGGTAACGGAGGACTATGTTGTTAAAGACCCTAGACCACAGGTTCCGTCACTTGTTTCGGCAGTGCCTGTATCTTCTTGGCTTCCACCGTATCCAGGACCGTAACAAATGGCTAGAGGAAAACATGTACAAGCTGAGTGTGATATTTGTGGGTTTGCTTATCCACGTAGTAGATTACGTAAGAATAGCTTTAACCTCTGGGTGTGTCCCTCTGACTGGGATGGAAGCTATGACAGAGTCAACCATGCGCAGAACAAAGTCCCTGACATGCGAGACAGAAGTCAGTATGTAATGAATGCAAGGCCTGACCCTAATATCGACAGGGGCATTACTTGGGACAAAGCAACAGAGAGATATACCACAATATACCAGTGGGAGTTGGTAAACATAAGTTGGAATAATGTATAATGACTGATTTAACTGGTAAGCTAATTGCCAACACATATAAAGATATTCTTACAATTAACTCTAGTGCTACTAATGAAGGGCTAGACAATACCCTTAGACGTGTGCAGGATGGGGAGGGTACTAACTCCTCACTAAAGCTTTCTGAAACATCTGCAGCATTTACAGGCAATGTAAGCGTTAACGGTAACTTAACTATTAATGGTGCCTTTCAACCACAGAATATTCAAACTAGTGCTGTAAGAGCCACAACGATAAGTGCAACTAATATTACAACAAATAATCTTACGGCTGAAACACTTATCTTTCAAGACGTAAGTGTAAGTAGCTTACGTACAGGTAACTTATATGCTGCCAATATTAGTGAGGGTACAGTTAGTGCCACCAACATCAACGCAACAAACATCACAGTAGATGGAGACGGTGTAGCTACTAGTAGTGCCTTGGCTTCTGTTAATAACGCATTGGTTTCTGTTGAGGCACTTATTTCTAGTAACATTGTGTTTGTTCTTAATGCACAGGCATCTGTACTCACTGTGATTGCAGGTTTAGAAGCTACAGATGTAGTCCTACAAGATAACATTAATTCTGTTTCAGCAACAACATCTGCAAACGGTGTACTGATAGCTAGTAACTCTACTCAAATTAATCTGTTATCTACTTCTATTACTGCCAATGCCTCAGCCATTACAGTTAATAGCGATGCCATTACTTCTATTAATTCTGTTATTGGGGGTGGTGCTTTTGCTAGTGTAGGAACATCCGCCACACTAGAAACTAGAATTGCAGGTGTATCTTCTACAATGGCCACCAGCATTGCTAATGTTTCTTCTACT